GCTGTATCTTATCATCATTGGAAGCCTCTGCTGCTTTATTTAATGATTCCATCTTGGTAATATACTTACTTTGATAGGCTAGCTTACCTTTATCAATATCTAGTAGGGCTTTTGTTTCTTTTAATTTTCCCTTGATTGATGTCGTACGGTCCTTTAGAATACCTTTCATACTAGAGAAGATTGACACATCAAGGAGATCCTCAATGACTTCTCGTCTGTGCTTAGGCTTAAGCTGCATAAATGGAACGAACGATGATGAACCTAGTACTACTATCTGGTGGAATGACTTATGATTAAGCTTAAGGATATTTTGCTCTAGAAACTTCTGGTAGTCTCGCATGTTAGCACTCTGGTCTATCATAGAACCATCTTGCCATATCTCAAATATATTAGGTTTAATACCTCTAACGATTTTAAACTCATGACCTGCGGTATTAAAAACAACTGTAACCAAACCATTTTTCTTATTAACTGAGTTGATCAATTGTTTCTTAGTAACTGAACGATGCGGTTTACCGAATAACCCAAATGACAAGGCATCTAATATAGTTGACTTGCCTGCACCATTTTGGCCTACAATCAATGTAGACTTACTCTGGTTTAACCGAATGGATATCTCGTTATTACCAGATGAAAGAAAGTTCTTGTATCTTAGTGATACAAATTCTATCATCGTATCATAGCTCCAAGACCTGCATCGGAAATAGCAAATCTAAGTTTGCCACATGTTGGGTAACTCTCTGCTGTTCTATATCCGATTTTATAGTCCTTATCTTCTCCCATTGTATTGAAGTCAATTTCATGTAATTTAATAGCTTTCTTTAAATACATCTTACCTCTACCGGTTAATCCTGCACAGAATTCCGAATAGTATACTGCTGTACCTAATGCCATTAGTACTATTCCCTTATTATTCATTGCATCTTCAATGTCAAATTGATGGGAACTTCTCGCATGACGTTCATGGTGGGATGCATCTGCCACCCCCATCATTGCTAGTGTTATTGCTACTGCTGCTAATATTATTTTCATTATTGTATCTCCTGGTCTATCGCCTCATTATATAAACTATTCATAAGGGTTTTTAGCTTCCCTTTGTCTAGATTTGTATTAACTGAATCTATATAGTTATCCATTAGTTCTTGAGTATTCTCAACATCCTCTAAGGTTGTTGCAACTTTTGCCCCCAAGAACTCCTGAAAGTTTTCTACAATCTTCAGCTCGTGTATGTCAAGGTCTGATATACTATCAATGAATTGATCAAAGGCAAGTGAATCACTTTTCTTCTCAACAATAACCTTAACAAATTTTTGATGCAACTTACTTACATCAAATTTAAATTCTCCATTGGTATCATCATAATATACCTTTTCAAATAAGGTAATCGGATTTAATACCGGAGTGATTTCTTTAGTATCCGTATCATATATATGGAAATGCTTTGGGTCATGTGCATCGTTCCATGTAAATTCCATCTGGGATCCTAGATATCTTACATTCCCATCCTCGGACTTCGTGTGAAAGTGACCAGATAGTACCTGGTCATAATTTTTAAAAATCTTAGCACTCATACCATCCGGATGTTTAAATCCCTTGAGTACTTCGAATCCCTCTAATTCTAAATGGGCCATTAATATGCCATCATTCTTTTTAATATAATCTACGTATTCAACATAGTTTTCTTTGTTGATCCAAGGGACTAGATGAACCCCATTAACTTTAGTTGGCTTAGTAATAATACTAACGTTAGATGTATAGTAACCAAGTAATTCCTTCAAGGCTGTGAGGTCATTTGTATTCTTATGAAATACATCATGATTGCCTGGTATAATATCCATATGAATACCTCTCTCCTTCATCGGCTCTAGAAATATCTTTCTATTGTGATGCAATGCCTTGAAGTTAATATTCTTTCTATGGTCGTAGTAATCCCCGAGGTGAAAGATATTAGTTATAGTATTTTCTTTTAGATATGGGAAGAATACATCACGGTAGAATCTCTCTTGGTATTCCATAAATATTTCCGAAGAGTTTCTTACACCACAGTGTGTATCATTTAATATAGCAATTTTCATGTATGGGGTTCCATCCTAGTTCTGTCAATGTAGATATATCTGCTTCAGTAGATTCACGTTCTTTCGGTGTTGGATCCATTCTCACTTCTCCGTCCCAGCCACTGGTCCTTGCCACTTCTAAAACACTCTGGGATTTACCACAGCCAATATCTATTACCTTTATGTCTATTATATCATAGTTTTCTATGATTGTAAAGGCCGCAGAGCAAAAATCTTCTATATGAGTAAAGTCTCTGTAATGGTTTCCGTTTATATATTTAATAGGTCCGGCCCAACTAGAATCTTTCTTTAGCTGGTCATATAACATATCAGGGCGACCTGGATATACGGTGTGTGGTCTAATGCCAATAGAATTTTCAGGAGCTATCTCTTCCATTATCTTTTTTGTCATAGCATATGGATTTGTCCACCACTCTTTTGCATTAGAACTGGATGCATAGATAATTGGAATATCTTCTTTCTTGCATTGTTTAAATATTGCACGAGAGCCCTCAACATTAATATCATAGTATTCTTCTGGCTTATCGAATGATTTTCTAACCCCTGTTAGTGCTGCTAGATGAATAACCATATCAATATCTATTAAAGCATAATGGCTAAACATTCTAATGTCAAAGATATACTCCTGTACATGAATACCTCTTTCTCGTAAGTATAATTTTAAATGGGAACCGATGTATCCATCAGAACCTGTCATTAATATATTCAATGGTTTCTCCTATCGTTAAACACGCATATAAACACAAGGTCTTCGTGCTTAGATCTATTATAAACTTTATGGTAAGCCCCTGCTGGTATTGTAAGGGTCTTACCTCTTCCGACATCATGTTCTTCTTCATCTATTACTATTAAGCCCGTGCCAGATAAAAATGTATATACCTCTTCTATATCATGATGCTCGTGGCCTTTGGTTTCCATATCAGGCTTAAGTGTAGTTGTACTTACTGTTAGATTATCCAACTCAGTATTATCAATGATTGTATATGTATCATTGTCTTTTACTACATTACCCTCGATATGTTCTGTTTCTAGATTATTAAGCACGGCTTGCTTTAATCCTGATGAACTAAATCTATGGTCACGTATATTAAAGAATATTTCCATCGGTAAATCATCACCTGTAAATGGTTTATTTTTATAATCCTCACCAATGAATCTTATATCAATACGACATAATAATAGTAAGTCAACCAATTCTGCTTCCGTGTTGTATGGAATAATTTCATCAACTCCTGATATGGCACTTAACTGGACATATCTTTCAACCACAGATTGTACTGGATATTTACCATTCTTACATGGATTAACATTTAATCCGACAATAAGTTTATCACAATTCTCAGAACATTCCTTGAGCATCATCACATGACCTGCGTGTAATAAATCAAATGAGCTACATGTAAATCCTACCATAATACGTATACAGCTATTATAATATAAATGGTCATAGACAGTTCTATCATACTTTTCTTATTCCTTCGTTAAGTTCTATTGCTTTTTCTAATAACTTTAATGGTTTACCCTGAGACCTAGCGTAGTTGGCGAATGCCTTAGTATCCTTAGGGAAACACATACCACCATAACCTCGTTTACCATCTGGACCTGGGACCTGCATATGACTATCACCAATGCGCTTATCTAAACCAATCATATCACATAAATCTTCAAATGAAGGATCTGATGCAAATAGGTCGTACAATTCATTGAAGAAGGTTACCTTAGTAGCTAGGAAAGTATTGATAACATATTTAATATATGCAGCACTTCTAATAGAGGTGAAGGAAACCTTTTTCATTATCACACCGCCTTCAGACATTATGGTATGCCACATCAATGAACTCTCACCGGCAAAGATGGCAAACTCTTGGGACTTAAAATCTTCTACGTTACTGGATTCCCTTAAGAATTCAGGAGAATATGTAAAGTTATATTTCTCTTCCAATTCACATAACACCCCAGGGCTAATAGTACTCTTAATAAGAATAGGAATATTCTTAGGAAGGTTAGCTAAATAATATCTTATTAAACCAGCATCACATTCCCCATTCAAACCTTCTGGTGTGGGTAAACAAATTATAAAGCCTTCTACACTTTCTTCCGTCCATTCCCCCCACTTACGATCGTTTGTATAGTCATAGCCTAATGGCGGATCAACGATAACCATTTGGTGGTAATTTGATAATGCGTTATATACAGCCTTACCTAAGATGCCATATCCAACAACTGCTAAAGTTTTTATACTGTTTGGTTTTTTCATGTGAATAATTCAAGTCCTTTCTTTTTCTTAGCCTTTTCTTCCTTGGCAAAATCTTTAATAGCTGCATCCTTATCATGGATTCTAGATATCTTATTTCTAATACTGTCAATGAATGATTGATCTATTTGACTATTACAATCAGTAGAACTAATGAGGGATTGAATGTCAGCTTGCTCTAAGAATTTCATTTTGATATCAGCCTGTTTCTTTTCTTTTGTGATACGTCTAATGAAAGCAAAGAAAGCAATCTGAGTAAAGTATGAAAATGCATTTGGTTGGCCAGTCCTTGTAGCGGCATCAATGTTATAATTATGAATAGCCTTTAAGCAATTCTCTACACCGTCCATAACCATCTCGTCTCTATATGTGTACCTTACAAAGTTAGGCTTATGTGATAGACCTTCGCATATCTTCATAAAGCATGTTGCAATATAATCGGTGACTACTGGGTGGGGATCTGATGTCTCATCTGCATCTAAACATTCTTTAACATAATCTACTACTGCATAAGAAAAGTTTCTGTTGTTAACATAGTGGGGTTTGTCTTTTGGTTTTATTTTTTCTGGCATGATATATTTTTGGTAGTTAATACTATCTATTATATCATATTTTGAGGTGTTTGTATATAGTCAGAAAGAGATATGAGGGTATATCTCTAAGTTACCCTTTACAAATCCTTGATTATATGATATAATAAGATATGTATATCTGGGAAGGGGAATAGATGCTTTAGACTAATGGACAGTACCATCATGGTCATCATAGTCTGGTTCTAAACTATCTAACACAATCTTCATGTATGTAGCTTTAATCTCAGTATCAACATCGGATTCAATGATAACATTATACGTATCTAGTAAATGTACTATACCTTTAGAGAAAGGCATCCAAGGAGTAAGCATATATGAATGATCTTCTGGATCGATTGATACTGTCATCGGTTCTTCTAAACCAACTACAGCTCCATGATCTTCAGGATCCAAGTCATGAACATAGGAAACAATAGAATCACCTGACATTAACTTAAAATATCTTACGTTTAAGTCATCTAATGTTTTAGGAAGTTTATTAGTTTTAGCCATAAAGTTATTTATAATAGATCTACCTCGTGTATTTTAAATTTAAATCTCTCTTTTGCATATATCTTAATACGTTCAGCTGAATGATTAAGGGTATAATTCTTTCTTCTTCTCCAGTGTAAATCGTCAGCTATATCAAATATCTTAGCTGACCTTCCATCGTC